TAAGGTTCAATACAACAACGGCCTTGCGCCTAGTGGGTTGAGAGCTACCCGAACCAGCAGGCCCCTGGAACGGCACCGTGGGGTTAGCGGGATTAAAATAGGGAAGGATGCCACCAGAGGGATCCGCCGGATCAATCACATCAACGAACTGCACCTGACCCTGTATCAATGTCCACTGAGACTGTCCCGCAATCATGCCACCAGTGTTAAACGTGAGCAGGCCTCCCTTATACAAGCCCTGCACATACCCAACATCGGTAGATGCCCCAACCGAACCGTAGTTGGTGGGATCCACAGTGATCAATTGGTACATCGAGCCAGGGGCGATGTTGATGGACAACGACGCCGGACCAGTCTGCGTCGGGGTAAGACCCGTAGCCATCGCGCCTGTCTGCCCCAAGGCATCCTGCATCAGTTGCGCCATTCCCTCGAGGGCCTCTCGCCATCCCATTAGGACATCGAATGACCGCCCTTGCTCCGTCGAGTATATTATCGGCCTATCCATTTAGTCGATCTCCAATGTCCAGTAGATTCGCCCACCACCAGCGGGAGCGGGAACGTCAAAGCTACAAATGAAATTGCTCGTTTGTTTCTGTAAGGCCACCGTGGTGTTCCAGTCCGGCACGGCATAAGCATGATAAGGTGGTTTGATCACTTGAGGCGTTGCAATAAACGATATGGTCGCATCATAGGCACCTCCATTCACATTGAAGATACCCATCCTACACTTGTCACCTCTATTGAACAAGGCCATGTGCACGTGCTGAGCACCAATAGGTATGGTGTCGAAGTACAGGTCAACATAGTCGAGGCTCACGGACAGATCTGCGTACACTACCGTGTTCCACGACGGTGTGAAGGCAAAGGAACTATTCGCGCTGAAGAAGTACTGTGTCAGAGGCACACGGAGCGTCATTACACCCTCAGGCACTTCGACATGGAGACCACCGGCAGGGATAGTAGGTTGAGGCTCATCCGAGGCAACCCTCAGAGCCATCCAATTGAGAACAGTAGGGGTGTTATTAGGAATGTTGATCTCAACACTGAAGAGGCCATCCGTGTCGTTAATGGTCCACACCCTTGTGTTCCACGTTGGGTTCTCAAAGATCAACACCGGTATAACGCCTTCCAACCACCTCAAGTTGTCGGCCATGTTAAGGTGTTGTGCTGAGTACTCGAAAGGAAGTAGGCCAAGGGAACCCCTAACGAAAGGCACTTGCGGAGGTTGGAGCGCCAACCATATCAGAGTCCCCTCAGCCTTATACTTCTTGATGATCTTCTCGATGCTGGCAGCCGCTGTGGGACTTATCTCGAACGCAACATCAAACCAGGCGGACTGAGGTACGTCCCAACTAAAGCCGGCATCCCAACAATACACGGGCTGCCCACCTGTAACACTAAACAGGGGCAACTGTGCAATGATGAAGCCCTGCCACGCCAGTCCCGGATCACCCCACCTAAATGCCTCCCTCACACTGTCCAGATCCCAATACGAGTCCGCATCCCAGGCGCAAGTGTCATCCGGGAGAAAAGGCTCAATCATCCGGGGTTTATATCCAGTAGCCTCCTCGATGGCATCAGATATCGCCTGTCTCGTAACCTTGGGCTTAAGTAGGTTGTCCTTGATGCGCTGCCTAAATGCTTCGTCGTCCTCACCAGGCAGCCTCGGCAAATTATCTCCGAAGAAGTCCTCCGATATAATGTCGAGGCCTACATCAGTAGCGGTGGAGATACGGCACAGGTTGACCAGAAACACCAACTGTTGCAGAAGTTCATAATCAACCGCACCAAAGGCGCTCTTGATAACGCTGTACCATATTCCACCAGGTAACTTAGCTTCGTCAGAGGTCCAGGGCTTCGGGGTCAGACCAACAGCCCTCTCAGTCAAATCCTCAGTGTTGAGGGTAAGAACTTGAAACGGGAAAGCCACTAATACGACCCAATGGTGATCTGAGCTACCGTAGTACGAATGAGCTGAATCACGGTAGGTATCAAATCCGCCTCAACGCCATTGATCAGGACACTGTTAGGCTGGACACCCACCACGTTGACGTCACAGTCAATGGCAACCTGGGCCAGCTTCAGTAGATACAAGGGCTCGCCGATGTCCAACGAATTCACGTACTCTAGCACGGCGACCTTCACGTTGTTCTCAACGGTGCTGCCGAGCTCGGGCGAATCCGGCTTGATCTTAATGTTGAGAGCTATGTCAGGATGAACGAGAGTAGGAGCGATGACAGCAAACCCAATAGTAAAAGCTCGAACCTTGTCCACGGCAGCGTATACAGCATCCAACAAAGACTGTGGAGGACTTCCAGAACCATCATCGATAACCACCGTAAAGAACCCATTCCTTGGATTCCCGTTTACATCCGTGTTGTCCAACAGAGCTATGTCAAGCCCTTGTTGCACGGAGTTAATGGCGAACAATATCGCATCCTCTGTCGCCTTGGACAGTGACGCGAAGAACAATACGAAACGGTCCCGGAGCTGCTGATCCGTTTCGGCATCCAGGCCATTGGTGATTGGGTTTGGATTTGTTACAAACGAAACGCCGGGGATCACGGTACTAAACTGTGTCAACTGATCTGCTTGGACGTTTTGACCGGCGCCAGGGAATAGCGCTTCGATCTTAACCGTGGCAGATGTCTGGTTTTGCAGTATAGATGCGTCCTCGACGGTTTGATACTGGATCGCAGCCCCGGGAGTCTGTACAATGGTACCAATAGGGATTGGGATATTTGAGGAGGCAGGTGTGGCGGTAGAGAACACCGCAACGCCAGAAGCCTTAGTGGCTCCAAGTCGACTCAGACCGAAGTCGGCAACAAACGAGTCCAGATCAGATCCCGTGGCTGTACTAGCCCTGGCAAACAACACGGCTTGCTGGTTCACGTTCTCTAGCATGATCGCCATGGCAGCAGCGGCCTGGAAGATGGCAAGCAACGGGTCACCGCTCTCGAACACCGGATCCACGCCTACCTCGGCAGCCCAACGTTCTACCATAGCTGTGACGAGTTGGTCAAATGTCTGATATACTACAGGCATCTATTCCTCCGAGATTTTGCTCTCTATTCCCCCTAATAAGAGTTCAACCAGACTGTACGTTACTGCTGCCTGTAACAATCACAGCCCCACAAGTCACGAAGTCCCCCTCCCTGGCAACACCTAAACCATTTGCATGAGTAATGGCCGAGGCAGTAGAGATAACACGGAGGCCGTGTATGGCACAGTTAACAGAGTCTCCCAGGCGAGCAACGCCAAGACCATTAACCATAACGTTCGAGCTGCCAGTGATGATAACCCCACCGTGCGATATAGCATCGCCTATCCTCGCCACTCTAGCCGCCAAGTTTCACCTGCTGCCCGGCCGCGGGCAATATCGTCACCGTCCCATCCACACCCAATATGATCGTGGCCGATCCAGCTCCACCCTCCGGTCCAGTCAACGTCATATCACCTTCGGCAGGCATGTCGATGGCCTTACCGTCGTGGGTAGTAATATTGACATTCCCGTCTTTGTCCACGGTCTGTTTGGCGTCGTTCTGATACACAAAGTTGAGACTACCGTCCTTGAAGAACTTGAAGTAGGTACCGGAGTCCATGTGCTTGAATATGGACTCTCCTTCTTCGAGACCGTCATCGGCAACTGGATGTATGTCATCGTGTGTGACACAGACTATGGTACCTGGTCCTGTGCCCCTCTCTGTCATTATGACATAGCACTGCTGGCCTTTCTTGGGAGCCCACTGCGAGCCAAGTCCTATCGTACCAAGCGGTATCCAAGGCGTCTGAGCCTGCTCAGTAATGACTCCCGAGGAAGGGTCGACGACCGCGAATTGCGGCAACAAGGCACGAGCTGTATGAGTGGCTGGGTCATAATCAATGATATACCCAAATACAACAGCACGTATGTCACCATATGCGTTGTGCCCTATCTGCGTCAGCAGGTGTACAATCTCGTCAGCGGGGTCCACAGTGTTGAACTCGTATTAGGGGGTGGAGAGAGAGAATCTCATTATCGGAGGAAGTCACTGTACAGGAATACCTGGAGTCGTAGGCTCAGCAACAATACCAGTAGTGTCCAAGGCCTCCACAGCAGCTGCCAAATGCCAGGCATCCCACTCCGTCCACCAACCATCATGAACGGAGATCCTATGGCTCACCGAATTGGTGAACATAGACCTCTGAGTGAAGGGATCCAACGAAATGGGCCTTGTCGTTACATCAGCCGGTGGTGGCGCCTGAGGCTTGGTAGATATGTTCTTGACATACGGCTCCGCAACAAGTCCCACTTGCAATGGCTGCAAGGGCTGCAGCGTGGCATCGCCATCCATTACACCGTGCAAGGTGAACTGCCTCTTGGCTATCTCCTTAGCAATCTGCTCGGACTTGGTCTGGCACTCCTGAGGCTGCAACCCATGAATATAAAAGATATACGCCGGCTTGTTCTTCAACACCTCTCCGACCTGCAACCTCGAACTCCCTGCAGCGGCGCCTTTGTACATTCCCTCTTTGACTGTTTTCTCGGTCTCATACTGCAACGTCTCACCAAACACAACTGTTTGGCCCATTACAGTCTGCGTAGTCTTGGGATGATACGACATCACAATGACCTGGAACGTACTGTTGCGGCTAGGACGCCACTCACCCCTGAGCTCTTTGACCAGAGTATCATTCAGTGTAGTGGCATAGCCTCCGTACAAGAGCTGCCTCGGTGTACCATTGACATCCACTGGCTTGAACGACAGCTTGGGTGGAAAGCCAGGCATTACCATAACAGCCCTGCCACTCAAGCGGGCCATCAGCACCAACAAGCTCCACTTGGCAATCGGGGTAGCAGTCCTAATAGCCAAGTTGTACTCGCCCAGGTAGCCAATCTCCTTCTCACCCTTGACGATGCTGACATCGGCCTCCATACCAGCATCAGCAGCAAACAGTGTGGCGATCTGCGGCGGTGTCTTATTGGTATACTGGCTGTTCTTCAACACCACCCTTGTCTCAGCCAGCCTACCGGCGAAGTCCCTACCCGATAGCTCAAGATGGTCGTTGTCGTATTCCCACTTAACCGCGTCCAGGTCACCCTTTATGAGCGACTGCCAGTTGAGAGGCTCTCTCGTAACGGCATCAACGACGTCTGAGACCTGCACATCTACGGTGGTCCTTTGATCAGAGTCTACGTTGGTCGCAATGTCCTTCAACGTCAGTCCAGACCGAGAAATGGACGCGATCACAGCGAAGTTGCCAATGCTACCGTAGGCGCCCCTATGTACCCTCACCGACTCCAACGGCACATCAATACCGTTCACTACGGCCTTCATCCTAACTGTACGAAATTTAATCATTATGTCTTCGGTATCATCACGTACTTGATGCCCTTGTCCTGCACATCGACCGTACCGTTCAACACAGCAATCTCAGGCCAACGCTTGGCATCGGCCAGCTGCGTCGTGGCCATCGACGTGAAGCGTGGGTTAACACTGGGCACCAAGGCCTTGTTGGGCTTAGTGACTCCATTCACGTTGTTGGTGATGTTCTTCACAAACGACGTCGCCGCGTTGGCGTTCTGGACCGCCGTCAAATCACTCTTCCCAGCCTCCGAGACTAGGGCACTCAAAGCCACAATAGACGTGGAGTTGATAGCTGCCACGAAGTTTGGTGCTATGTTGGCGGCAACTCCCAACGCCGGTCCAAGACCGTCCTTGATCGCCTTTAGGAAATTGTCAATAGCCGTTACGGTAGCTGCACTGAAATGTAGTGTGCCCTGCATGAAATGTAAGAAGCCCTGGTATAGCTTGCTGAACAAACCCTGTGGTGTGTGAGTAGGAGGTTGTGCAATGGCGAGATTGTTGTCTTCCAACACTGTGACTTCAGTGGTGTAATTGATATGAGTCTGGTGCATTATGGTAGCAGACCAGTCAGTAATGATTCCGGTCCACGTGTACTGACCGCCGTAGTTCACGATTACGGGATCGCCCTGCCAGCGCATCAAGTCCATCTTCGTGGCTCTCTGCAAGGGTGTGAGGCCATCCGTACCAATACCCAACAGCACTCCACTCCAACGAAGCAACGCAGGGAAGGCTCCCATCATCTGGAACGTTCGTTCACCACCAGGAAAATCATGCACAGCGAGGCGATGCGTACCACCGACGTGCTCGAGCTTCTCCGGGATCTCAAATCCCGTCAAATTAATGACGGTACCTGTTCTTGTGCCCTGGCTTATAGTAAAATCAAGGTGCACACCGAGCTGCAGAGCTTGAATCTGGCCCAGAACTCCAAATCCCAAATTGAAGGGGACCGGTAGATATGTTCCTACGAAACCAGCGCCCATTATGTCGTCACCGTATCCGGAGAAGTAAACGGCCACTCATGAGTAATACCTTCACCAGGAGTACCCACATTGTACATCGCCCTATGTATCCCGTCCATCACCGCCCTCTTCACATCATCCAGCATGGCCTCCTTGATCATCCCAACATGCACATGTATGTCACGGAAGCTTATCGGCGGTACGTATCCTCCTGCACGGCCCTCAGGAGCCATATGCAACTTGTCTGGGAGCTTCTCCTCATACTTATACTCCGGCGCCCTCCCGAACTGGAACGCTCCCTCACCCTTGCCTCCGAACATCAGGCTCCAACCACTCAGTCCTCCACCTCCTGGCGTTAGCGCTCCAAGGTTCTCGAAACCAGGAATGTGCTTACCAAGCTGCGCCAACGCCAACGCCGCCGCGATGTTAAGACCGAACATGGAGGTAAACCCTCCAGCCGCAGTGATGCCCGCGCCCGCCGCATCTCCTACACCCCAAGGTAACAGCCAAGGAGCAATACCACCAAGTAGCCTAGCTCCACCCCACATAAGCATAGAGGCGCCAGCTATCGAAGGTACAGTAACTCCAAGATTGGTCGCTAACCCAGGGTGCGCCTGCAGAAACTCATTCAGCTTCTGTGCACCATCGGCCAGATGCGTAAGGAACTTCTGTACGGCCGGATCGGCCTGCCTACCAATGGTCTCCGCTACCTGCCCTAAGTTGGTACCCAAGCGACTCAACTGGCTCGACGACGTATTGATCATCGTGGCAAACGCTTGGTTGACCTCCGGTGTCTTTGCCAGCATATCGTCTATGGTCTTGAGAGCCTCTGCAAACTCAGGCTGGGCCAGGGCCAACGCAGTGCGGACACCTCTAGTTCCACCAAAGGCCAACATGGCGAACGCTGTGAACCGCTGTGGATTCTTATTGTACTCAGTCTCCAGAGCCTTCTGGAGAGAACCCATCTCATGTATGTCCTTGGAACTAATGTGGAGGCCCTTGGCCAGGGCAGCTGCAGCCTTGGGCTGTCCAGCTATCATCCTGGTCAAGAACGTAGCCATCAACTCCGGCCGTAGGCCACCCTTAGCGCCCAACAACTCAGCCGCACCAACAGACCTCACGATCTCGGCCGGACTGAAGCCCATGACCTTGGCGGCTTGTGCTACACTGGCTATCTGCGTCAAGAGCTGTGGCACAGGAGTCCCGGTGTGCATTGCCACACCAAAGATCCTCTGGGTAATATCCTCCATTCCCTTCCCAGGACGTACACCCAGTATCCTAGACAGCTTAGTCATCTCCGAGGCAATCTCCTCGGGCTGTCCGAGGTTCATCAAACTCAACACCTCAGACATACGAGTAAACCGTGATAGGTTGGCCATCATCTCTGGCACAGGCATACCGGCCTGCAACATCGACTGGCCAATCCCAATCACGTTAGTCGCCCTGAATATACCAGCAGCTCCGGCTATCTGCTGTGCCATATCGAACAACTGCCCGGACTGTGCAGGCGTCATCGGTCCCACAAGCTGCGCCATGGCTAACTGTTGCCCGATGGGCATATACGCCCTCTCCGCCCCCAAAGGTAAACTCAATATCCCTCGGCCCACAGCCATCAATCCCATACCCATCAACACGTTCTGTTCCGAGACACCGGCCATCTGTTGCAGCCTCTGGGACTCTTGTTGTCTCTGTGCGGCCAACAGCCTTTCTTGTATGGCGTTCTCCTTCTCAAACGCCTCCAGCCGCTTCATCGATGTCTGGGCGTACGCTGTCTCGGCCCTAGCTACGTTACCTCCCAACCGATTGATCTCAGACTCTATCTCCTCGGAGCGCCTTATCATCCCCGGCAACATGTACTGTGCATATGTCATCTGTCCAGCGCCGCGTGCACCAAAGCCTAGGGCCGGGCCTTTCCTCTTGGTTATCTCGATCTCCCTGGCCAGGTACGCACGCTCTTGTCGTATCGAGGCCATGTAGCGAGACTGTACCTGTTGGGCTTCCCTCCAAGCACCCTTGGCGGTCATCACTCCCTGCAACAGCGAAATGCGCTGGGTCAATAGGTCCACATCCTCAGCGGACCCACGCATAGAGAACGCCACCCTCCGTAGATCAGAAGAGATCCTGTCTACGAGATAGAGCGACACCCCAACTCTTAGAAGCTCAGCCATCTACGGCCACCTAGTTCTTCTCTTGGTAACCTGGCCCCTCAATATGTCCCTCGGGCTAGCCGTACTGTAACGGCCTAGGGTCTTCGAATACCTAGTTGGCGGTTCTCCCCATTCCGGGCTTCCAGGCCTCAGGAACGGAGAGAACTCCTTCTCCCTCTTAAACGTCTTAAACTCATGACCCAACAAGGGCAACGATGAGATGGTAGTGAATATGGCAGAGTCCTTAGGCATGTTGAAGGGATCAACGTTACCCGGCAAGATCTCGGCTGTGCGCTCTACCTCAAAGGAAACACCTAACGCCCTCTTCAGGGACAACGGTAAATCCTTCTTAGCTATGGCCTCAATCGAAGGCCGTAGAAAGGGACGAGGAGGCTCATGAGCCGTACCAAGTTCGTGGAACTCAGCATAAAGGTTGTTGCTACCAATACGACAAACAAGAGCGCTCTCATCAACAACGTAGTAAATAGACTTGTACAAATCGGTTGTACGGAGCAACGGGCTATCCGCACCAGCAATAGCAACCGTTCTCGGAGACAGTGCCGGCCACCCAGGATTATAATGGCCCAGCATCCCCTTCGCATGATTAACTATTGCCTGCCCCATGTTGTGCAAATCATTGACCAGGTTCATCCTCAGGCGCTTGGGCACTACATCTTCGAAGAACGTAACCAGAAAGTTAATAGGACCAGACTCGATCAAATGGCGCTCAGCACCATAGTTCCTTGGCATCCTAAACAGGAACCTAGGTCTCTGTCCCGGCACCCGTTCATAAAATGTCAAGCCCTTGGAAAATACCTTAGGCCTCGGTGCACCCTTGGGAGGTACCCAACGCACATTCCCAAGGGCTGGATACAACGACCTCGGTGATCTCCATTGGAAGTGCCACCTAGGATCTTCGGACACCGACGGCACATAGTGCATCGGCAAGCCCTGGATGCCCATGATCCTAGGCGTCAGGCCTCGGGCGAATCTATTCTTGTTTCGGGCCACGGACGAACTTACCTGTATCCCAATCCATTCTTTCAGACCCCGACATCAACCTCTTCGTGATGAGAAAGGCCCGTCGCTCCAAAGGGTGCATCGTCACAGCGTCGATCCATGACAACCGGCCTTCTGTGGCCTCAACGCACTCTCTGAACTCTGCACTATCGCAGATTTTTTTTTATGACCGGGAGGTCTTCTACTGTGGCCAGCCGCCAGAACTTAGACACAGCGGCAATTACAAGGTCCACGCCAACGTCTCCCAACAAGTTAGCTATGGCATTTGTATCGGCCCAAGTAGTCGGCATTGGGATCATCTGTCCATCGAGTGCTCTGACATACATCAGAGACCGAACAGTGTTATGATCCATCATCACAAGTGCAGGCGTTGATTCTCCAACATGCGGCGCAGAGCCCAGTATCCTCGAGACCATGAACACCGTAGATTGTGCGGGCGGACCAACCTCAATGTACCGTCCATCTGGTGCCTGCAGCAACACACTTGACTCGGCCAACAGGTTTGGTATCCCGTTGGACCTTGCCACCTCCCTCAGATCTTGAGGCTGTGACTGTCCGCCCGCAGCTCTTAACTGCTGGCCAACCGCGTCCGCCTCATTCTGGGACTTCATCAGGTCCACAGCTCCCTCAGGAGGCGTAGCGTCTCTTCTAATGGTAGTCGACATATAACTTCCTCCGCGAAGTTACTGTTACAATAACGGAATCAGTACTCCAACACCTCCTGTGACTTGCATGGACTCGGCCTGGAACTCCACGCGCATGTCCACCTCTTTGTCACTCCGCCAGTTACCCTGTGTCCCCGCGGTCACTACACCATTCACCCACAGGTACTGATCAGTTGTGCCATCGCGGTTCAGGACAGTCGCCTGGAAGTTCCAGTGTGAGAGCTGCCGAGCCTTATAGAAGTTCGCCTCAAGTGTTCCCAACACTCCCGTCAGGTTTCCGTTGAAGCGGGTGAACATCATGTGCCCTCTCCAACCGTGGTACACAGTGTTGAGCTTCGGCCGACCACCATCCGTAATCGGTATGATCTTCAACACCGTGTCTTCCTGGCTCGCATCGAACTCCATCAGATGCCCAAACGCCGAGGCAGGTATCACAACACCAGATTCGAGGTGCTGCCAGACCACAGAGACATCCTGCCCGATGTTGAACGAGCCGTTTATGCCAAACGCTACTGGACCTGGCATGGTTACACTCCTTGCTGAGCGATCAGAGCCTCATCGAGGCTGTTGGCCGTAGTCACCACCGTTGTGCCACCCAACAACGCCAATATGAAGAACTTCACCGAAGCCAAGTACCGTACCTTGGCCAGGGCGAACAAATAGTGCTGTGCGATGGTAGTCGGTGTGTTGTACCCGGCCTGAGCACTTCCACTTTGCTGGAAACCACAGATATCCTGATAATCATCGATCATCAAATTATCTTTGAGTATCTGGTGAAACCCATCCAGCATCAGTTTCACCGATGAGCGCAGCGGGTCGTCTGGCCTTGTGCTTTGCAACTGACCCACTACCTGTCCCATGAACTGTAGGTACGACTGCGCCAACCAGTTCGTCATCCGTCCGTATTCGATGGGTGACGTCACCGGGTCATTTGACGAGTTGACACCCATACGGAACCCGAACGTAGGACCTCCAGGTATCGGATTCGAAATCACATTGATACCCGACGACTCCAACAGACCGACTTCTGATGTAGAGTAGGCTATAATAGCTCCCGTCGTGGTATTGTACCTCTCCGTACCCGAAATCCCATACACCTGCTTGTTGCTGGGTGACACAGATGGACGCAACACCGAGATGCCACCACCAGCCACGGCCAAAGGAGGTACGAGGCGCGTGATGTTGTTCACCGGGTCGAAGAAATACAACCAGTCCTTGAAGAACGCTATGTTGAAGGATAGTATGCCATATCCCTTCTTAGCTGTGACCACACCCTGTGAGTCAGTACCCGTAGTAAAAGTCAACAAACCCAACATGCCCTCACCGTCACACAACGCGGCGAAGGCACTATATGCAGTCGAGTCCGTAAGGCCTGCTATCCACGCCACGCCCACCGCCGGGATCAACGACCTGAGGGCATACATTCCGGTCTTCGGTACCGTCGTGTCGCTTCCGGTAAGATTCGCCGTAGTGACCGCTCGACCGTCAGTACCTCCAGTAAGCGTAAACGTTCCCGTGGCCGGTGCCAGCGTACTCGCTCCAACGGTTCCACCCCTCACCAACTGTGACGGGCCACGAACACCACTGAGGCCGTTGGCGAATGCGTTCTTGAGGGCAGCCCAGAAGCCGGCTGTCGGTATGTTCGGGTACACCTCAGCGGTTGAGCCAATGAAGCCTACCACCGTGACCGTCCAGCTATTGGTATTGCCTCCCGTACTGATCACGACCTGGATGTTGTTACCCTGCTTGCCTGAGTACAGAGCGTCTACCTCAAGACCATTGGCCGCAGTAGGTGTCGCAACATCCTTCAGCTGCACCGTAGCCGCGACGTCCGTACCATCGGTGACCCTCACGCCGTATCCCTGCAACGAGCCTCTACCTCCTGAGGCCTGAGCGAAAGCCAGTACCAGGTCGGTCGGCATGTCGTGAGGGTCCGTAGCTGATTCTAAGGTCATAGGACCGAAGGCAGCAGATCCATCGGCCGGTGAACCCAAGAGTATGGGTGTGTTCTTTGGTCCCCACGACGCTGTCCCAACAACCCCAAACACATCACTCGGCACACCAGCAATAAATGACGGAGGCGGTTGAATGACGATGTACAGATCGTCGGCTTGCAGCGCCGCAGGATTGAAAGTTGCACTGTTGACTATGGTTGGCATCTCGACTCCTTAAGCGAGCAACCCTTTGGTACACTCTGCTACAAGCACAGGGTAGACGAAGTCACGATACGTCTCCCCATACTCAACATCTACAAACATGTCCTTCCGGTACAGGTCCTGCAGCACGGGATCATCAACATATATGTCCCCCTGGTATATTACCCTGGACCACTGCATTGTGTTCGGATCCTGCAGGCCGAAGTTCGCACTCAACTTGCTAAACAACGTGGTGATGGGATCACACAGCTGATCTCTCAAATCAGGTGTGGCAGCCCAACCCATAATCTGCATGTGCCTCTGTATACGCCTCACCTCCCAATCCTGTACGCCCTGGTTAGCCGTACGTGTGGCCAAAACAATCGTGTGGTCGTTGATAGTGCTAGTGAGGGTTACCAGGTTAGCCAAAGAAGAGGCCGTCATCACCTGGCTCAGCTCGGCGTCCGCATTAATGGCAGCGGCAAGCGCAGCAGCTAGATCATTGAGTGTCACTACGGTCCCAGTAGCAATTACTACCACACCGACTTCCTTAGTGATCACCCACTTCGCCACCAGAGCGACAGCGTCATCAGCCTGTATGGTTCCGGTCAGAGTTAGAGTGGCAGAGCCGAGGGGAGGTATAGTGTTACCCGATAGAGTTGAGACAAGCTGGGTCTGTACGATCTCTTGGTTCACAACAAAGGGCGCCCATCTCGTAACGTTCGTCGCGTGGCTCCTATCATACACGTTGATGAGTTGCCCTTTGTTCTGAGCCAAGTTGTGCAGTGTTGTTTCTGGTGGCCAACCAATACCAACCTTGACCGTGGGAGGCACCACAGTCTTAATCTGGTCCACCAACAAGTTCATTGCCTGTCGACCGGTCACAGCTGGGCCACCTCTCGTGTAACAGCGAGCTGCATACCGATGAGTCCCGCTTCTTGCTCAAACGGAACGTGGACAACATAGCGAGCACCACGTTGCTCCACGATCCTATCACCCTCTCGTGGCTCATATCCCGGCAAGGGAGGCACGTAAATGAGATATAACGGCTCACCCGTCGTGCTAGGTATATCAGGAAAGATTTCACCTCGGGCTCGAATGTGTGAACTGAACCCAGAAGGTATGAGTGCCGGATACTCGCCGAGGGCCCCAAACTGGAACACCCCATTGACAAGCTTGAGAGGAAACGCCGCCTGGAGGTCGGCAGCCCAATAATCGTTGGCGTCGGGGTCAGTAATGGGAGGTCGATATATTTGTACCTGTCTGTCGATCCTACCAGCCACCGTCTTCTTGACAGGTCCGTGGAACGCGACACAGAATGCCTCGATCTCCGGTGTTATGAAGGTTACCAAGGTGTGCCCCGATCCGTACACGGTATCGTTCTGCACAAACACGTCGCCTACCAAGTAATCACGGAAGTCACCCACTATCTCGTATGGGACCACCGTTAACAGAGTTCCCTCGATCATCGACCCCGCCCTCGAAGGCCTCCGCAACATCAAGATCCCCGATTGGACCTTGTTCAGGGGATCGATAAAGTTCACCGCTGCGTTGTCCCCCAGACGGTATATGTCGTGTGGCTGGCCCAGTCGTAACGACGCTTTGCCCCTGCCCCTGTCTATCAATTGTTGTGCGCGGACGTAATTCATGACCGTGTAAGTACTTAACGGCTAAGAGTAATAGTATCTTGTCGTCCTGGAAGAGACCAATTCCGGTATTGCACCTGCTACATAGGAGTCCACGAACAGTACCGGTGGCATGGTTGTGATCCACGTGGGGACGCTCGAAGAACTCAACGGCACAGATAGCACAGCGTAGCTCCTGTTCTCGTAGCAACTGTTCGAACTGATCCAGTGAGATCCCATAGTGCCTACGAAGGTTATAGTCCCTGCGCTTGTCTGTTGTGTACTTGGACTTTCTGTGCCGCTTCAATGATGAACTCTTATTAGGGGGTAGGAGAAGAGAATGGCAATTAGGCTTTCTACGTTAGGGGGTAAGAGAGAGAATCTCCAGAGGGAGGATGTCTATACTACAAGCCTAAGTGGTCCTCCACTCGCCCTCGTAACACCAGACTCCTCACCCAAAGGCAAGTCGAGGAACTTCGCCAGCTTGCGCCTCCACACCATATAAAGTCGCTCACGTTCAATAATTTCTGTGGCCCTGGCATGCCACACGTCCGCCTGAATGGTATCCAAGTTCTCAGTGGTCGCAGCCTGATCGCCCTCCATCACGTCCAGTATCGGCAGGTAACCATAAATGTTAACTTGCCTGGATGTACCCTTCTCCTGTATATACAACGGCGACAGGTTCTTGCCCTGAGTACGGATCTGCGCACCAATCGACGGTGATGCCGTAACCGACATGGTGAACTGCGCAGGATTGGTCAAGGCGAATATCGGGTTCGGGTAAAACCGTTCGGCAAACGGCCCAGTGCCGTACGGTGCAACGGCCAAGAAGTTCGCGGCAATCAAATTCGCATTCTGTGAGGCCGCGATAGTGAGGAGCTGCGTCACGCCCAGCTGGTCTCTATTGACATCATGTGTAATGGGACCCACCGTCAGCGGCCCAACGGTCTCAGGCGCAGTAAGGCCACCACCACTGATCGTTAAGGTGATCTGGTCACCTTGCTGAGGCGTACCCATTATCGCAATGGCACCGTAAGCGGAACCCACTATCCGGGCTTCCTCGTTGGGCATCAGGTTGTTCATGCGCCACTCGAGGGCACCGTAAGCAGTATGGTACCTGTAGGATGCAGCACCATCTGCTAGGGTGCCCCCTGCGGCACTTGAACGATAAAGGCCAACCGCCGGATACCCTAGGTGCCGGCGTAAGTTGGTTTTCTGGTCGTCGTCGAGGGCCATCAGACTATCGGCATACCCTGGGTAACGAGGGCCTTCACCATGTTGTACGGCAGATACTTAGGTCTGCCATACCAGAACACCTCAGTCACGTTGTTCATACAGAAGGTGAAGTTCTGAGTCGGTATAATAGGTCCCGACCCACCAGACATAGCACCGGCGCCCGCGATGGCAAACGTAATGGTAGCGCCACCCGACAACGTCCTACTGACCACCGTCGAATTCCCTACCGGCCCATCCTGCCTAAACGTCACAATCAGGTTGTTCACCGTGGCGTAGATACCCTCGTCCTTCAGGATCGTGTCGTCGTTGATGGCCTTCGCAATACCATCTGCCACCGTAGCCGTGGTATCGCCCGCCTGCACCGTGTAGACGACTTGGCGGAACCCACCCGGTATCGTAGGGTTGGTGAACCTCGTGGTGATGGTGTTGCCGGCAGTGATAGTGCCGCCCACAGTACCAGTCTGTGATGCGGCCGTCCGGGCTACACCTCCAGTGAGGGCATCCTTCGGACTCAGGTACTGCAAGATCTGCCTGTTCTGCGGCCCCTTGTCGATCTGGACATAGGGATCGTAGAAGTTCGGAACGAGAGTCGGATTACCGCTCTGAACCGGTATATTGTCAGCCATGTTAAGTTACCTCTTCACAAAGGCACGACCACGTCCAATAGGTACCTTCCTCGGCGCCATATTGGCACGCTCTGCTGCCCTTTCGGACTGAGGCCCGTATCCTATCTCATGGCCCCAGTCCTTAGGGTACATTTCTGCGGGAGTGGAGTACAGAGCCCTAACCGTCTTGGTCAGGGCCTGTACCACCTTCATCGCCGCGAACTTACGGCGACTCCCGTTGGAGAGTTCCCGATCGTTCACCCTCCGTTGCCTCCGCCGCTGGACGAGAAGTTCTTGCTCGAATCATACTGGTGTGCGCTCACAGCCTTCGGCGAGAACTTCTGGTCGTCAGCAGCGTTTGCCGCGGATCGAGTAGAGCGCATATCCGATTGATACGGCTTGGTGATCGTGCCTTCACCAGGGACGTTCATCGAAATGCTCTTGTTGGGCATGCCGTGGGAGCCCTCCAAGTTCTTCGACCCAATCTTCGCATCAACCTCTTTGATGCTGGCCATAGCCAAGTACCTCCTTCAGCTAGCATGCTCCATGACCACCGCCCTCTTGAACAACGCATCCGAAGCGGTGGGAATGATGTCTGTCGTCGCCGTGACATCGGTCGGGATAGCATACGCTCCCGCCCAGAACCAGGCGAGCGACAGAACTTGCTGCAATCTGTCGAGCATCGGCCGGAGCACCTGTGCCACGTTGTTCACAAGGGTAATGGTGCCGATCGGGTTGAGGCCCTCCCGGTTGATCCAGGTCTCCAATCCCTCATAATCGCCACGTAGCAGGTGCTCGGCTCCCGTCATAACCGGCCTACGAATCGTCGGGGTCACGGTGTTGTTGGCGTCCGCAGTGAACGGTTTCTGCACATAGGCCTCAGTGGTGGGAATAAAGGTAATTCCCAAGAGGCGAATCACATACGCCGTACGGATGGCGTCGCTCTGCTCACGGCCGGCGTAGTAGATCTTGAAGTCCTGATCGGCCAGGAGCTGCCGCTCAGAGCGGTTGTCCAGGATGCAGTGATACGTGCTGTCCGGGTGCGTCGGCACCGCGTTATCCCGGAGCAGCGCCACGGCGTCCTCAATTAAAGACAACGTGAAGTTCGAACCGGACTTGAGCTGAGCCGTGCTGACTGCGTTGCCAGGCCTGAGGATCTGCGGTGCGCCCTTCGCGATCAACGCATCGCCGGTGACCGGAGCCGTCGCAGTGGTAAACGTAATGGTACCACTTATACCGTCCGGACAGGACGACACATTGGTCACATCGGCCACAACACCGGTCACGTTCAGCGTCTGGTTGACACCGGCACCACTCGTATCGATCTCGGTCACCTGCAACGGATTGGTACCGGAGATCGGCGTTGGAGTGCCGTTGACCAGAACCATGCCGAAGCCCCTAATATCGTCGACACGTGCTGTGGTTGTGGTAGGTGCGGCCAGGTCACCCCTCACCCGGGTGTTCCCACCCAAGTACGAGGCAAAGAGGGCCTGCTTGGCCAGCCGCTCCCGGGTCTGAGCCGCGGCCACCCCAAGGTTCCTGGCGGTCGCAACCAGCAGATCTGCAGCACCGGCCTGCTCTTGCATGATGTTGACATCAGCCGCTTGGCCGTACTGGTATACCTGATAGGTATACTGCTCGTTGGCGAACTGAACCGGTGTCAGCCCGTTATCGAGGCCGGAGTTGATTGCCGACGGAACAAGAGCAGTCGTGGTGGGAGTTACACGACCTTTCCTGGTCCGAGTGAGTGATTCACCGATACGGCACGGAATAGTCTCGACTAACGCTTCCCGGTCATACGCCAGAATGGAGTCGAGCCCTTCTTCCATCTCCCGTTCGAGGAATCCCTGCTGAATGATGTTTTGTATTGCGGTCGGGAACGAAGCGAAGGTGCCCGACGCGCCGGGAACGGTAGGCATAGATTTTCACCGTTTTCAGCTGGTCGTACACGATTCGTCCGTGCTCCGAAGGCATCACGCCTTGTATCTAGTAACTTCTTGCCACTATGGCCGGTCGTTACCATACCGTTTGAGTATCTCAGCACACCCATCCCAGGTTTCCCTGATTGCTAAAAGGGTGCTTCCTGGCCTAGGCTACGCTCCTCCGCGAGAGCTCAACCTTGGCCTCTCTCAAAGTCTTTTCCTTATGCGCTCGGTACTCTTCAGCCGTCATCTTCATCACATTCACAGGCCCCGTAGGCTCGACAGGAGTAGTAGGTGCAGCAGTAGGTGTTGGTGCCTGATCGCCAGTCGGCGCCGGTCCACGTTGTGGCTGCTTAAACAGCATTGGTTTTGCGGTCTTGTACGACTTTACCGCCTCTTCGACCCCCACAACGTTACCAGACGCATCAAAGGTGATGTTCTCCTTGGGTACCATAGCTATTAGCTCTAGATCCAGGAGACCTTCGGACTGGGCTACAGTTCGAAGTCTCTCACCAATCACCCGTTGTCTCCACGTCGCCTCGATCTCCGCCGCACGCTTCTGTTCCTTCTCGGCCAACGCCTTGTACTGGCCGTCCTCCTCGAGGCGCTTCCGCTCTGCCTCGGCGTCCTGTGCCTGCCTACTCTCCAACTGTTCCTTGAGGGTCTTGTTCTCCCTCCGCCTCTCTGCGGCCTCCGACCTGGTATTCCTGAGTAGGGCCTTGAGCTCTTCTTGTGAGTAGTTGGAGAACTCATCACTTGGATCCGGTGCTGGTGGTGCAGGAGGAGTCTGTGGAACTGTTGACGTAGGCGTCGTTGGTGCATCAGCCATCTTGGGTTCCTCCGATGGCCAATTCCGTATGGAGTCCTTCACACTCACTTGGTGAACACATCGATCTCGTGGTCCGTCCCCGCATCAACGAAATTGGCAATGATGTAACACTCACCGACCTGAAGCCCTCCAGGAAACGCCAGCGACACAGAGCCCTTCTGAGGACACTTCAGATACAAAAGCTTCTGGGCATCCGCCGGCAACGCACTCATGACAGAGCCGTGTACCGGATCGATGTTCGACAGGTACAAGGTGGCTTTGAGGTCCACCGAGTCACCAGCCGTAGCCGTAATGTTGTATATGGTAGTGTCAGAGCTCTGAGGGAAGGCATACGCGAAGCCAGCACCGTTCTTGGTAAGAATCATACCACCTCTCCCAACACCTGTCGCTTAGCCACTACCTGGCCCAGTTGGCAACTGTATCTGACCCGTCCGGAACAGGGCGCATACACGTCGAAGGTGGTCTTCATTGACTCAAGGGCCATCAGCCGCTCTTCCTCGACCACAGAAGCCCCGTGTTCGACATACAGTAAGCTCACGACGCCTGACACCGGCGACACGAACCTCATACTAACTGCAGATCTTGCTCCCGCCACGTCACCTGTACCAGTGGGGCCTGCTGATTCCCATCAATATCCACAATAATGCCCTGGTCAGCGAATGCCCCTACCACAAACGAACCCGTGAAGGTGCTGAACATGTCGAAAAGGGGCACACCCAGTCCATTCCGTATTACCAGCCTACAGAACGAACCTGGGTGTGTTACCAAGACGCTAGACAACTCAGCTACGCGACGGCTAATCCGTGTCAAACCGACTTGGGCGATCCGGACCGACCGAGTGAGTGATCCACCGCCGGCTGGCGTCCGCACGTCCTTGATGCGCTTCCCCTTGATGTGTGTATCCGGATGTGGCTCTAACACCTCAAACTTCTTGGACACCGGCTGAGCCTTCTTGAACGGTGTCCATACCAGAGTGGCAAAGGCCGGAACATCACTACCTTCCATAATCACAGTGAGGCCGTGGACGAATCCAGCGTTCATCATCCATGCGCCCATGTACACCGGTGAGAACTGACTGAACGCCCGTCCGTTGTGCTGACCGAACTTCTCATGGCTCTCGGCCATCATCTCATCTGGAAAGTGCCCCGTCTCTCCCGGCACTCCATCGTAGATGGACATCTCACCAGCGCCACCGTGTGTGATGTTACATATCTGCAACATCCCCGGACCCTCTTCCAGGACGAACACACCCTTCTGCCGTATCAGAAACGACTTGCCACCAATTGGTGGATCAGCTAGCTTCACTCGTACCGGTCTCATGCCAAGGTCTGTCCTTGTGGAGCATTAACAGCGTCCAGAGCGTCACCACCCTGCGGTGCACTACCATTAGTGTAGTGAGCCGCCTCTGGCAAATCGGTCTCTTCGTCTTTGAGTAGATCGTAGTACAGAGGTTGTGGACGCTGAGGCTGAGGTGGAATGTCAATGAATGCCTCAAGTAGCCTCTGGGCGGCGTCTCGGTCCAGGATAGCTATCCCACCGTTCTCAGGAGAGCCCACTAAGATTTGGAGGCCTTGTGCCAGCGACTGTATGTCTCCCGGCGAGGGCTCATACATGTGAGGCCATTGCAGGTGCAACTTATTCGCGTCCGTAACTCTATACAACCTAGCCTTCTCGGCTACGATCAGGGCCTTGTGTAACATCGGTAGCGCGCCGTAGTCACCATAGTTGGTTCGCTGTTCGGTGACCAGATCGTGAAAGTCCTCATCCAGAACGGTCATGGCCTTACCGCTCTGAGGCACACGGAACTTGTCAGGATCCTTACGTGATGCAGCTATCTGCTCCAGCGCGATCTTCCGTACGTGCTCATAGTAGCTGAGGCCAGCCGCGATACCCTGTCCGCTGGTCTCAAGTAGCTTAGCCTCGCCACCACCGCTCTGGTTGCCCATAGCGTCCTTCACTACGGGCGGAAACTGTATGGCGTGTGCCGGTGACTTAGCGATCTTCATACCTGCCGGATCAGAGAAGTCCCAGTTCGAGATCTGGCCCACTAATACGAGTTGCGGTGCCGCAGTGTATCGAATACCTCGGCCAAGCTGAGACATAGTGTAGTCGATCTCGATACAGGTGTTCAGCGCTACTCCCCAAGTAGACGCACCGTCAGGGTAGCAGCCACCGGATAGGTTGGTTATCCACTGTGCGGGCACAAAGTTCAGGTTGTGCAGTACGGTCTTGTCTGCTATCGGTATCACACCCTGGTCGTCATCGAAACACGGTGACCACTCACTACATACAATGGGTACAAAGGTCATCTCCGCTTCGGGTGTGAAGTCCCTTATGAACCAGTACAGCGCCTGTGGCTCGTACTCACCGCGCGTCCCTTCTTTCCTGTCAATGATCGGTGGCGGATAACCCATCCGCTTGAGCTCACAGCCCATTGTAGGCCGCGCGATACGAAGGCGTTGTAGCTCGCCCATGCTGTCGAATATAGGGAAGCACTCACGAGCACGCCATACACTAAAGACTAGTCTGTTCCCTGGTGTACGTCCATTGGCGGCCACCTTGAATGTCACGGCCACTGAGCCCACAGAGCCATAGAAGGCAGCCTGGTTCATCACATCCCAGAACTTCGATTGCTCTACGATGTAATTGACCTGAGCCACCATAGCATCGGATTCGTGAGTGAATCGAGGTGTATGCCGACCGCCAAATAGCTTCCGTGCAATAGAGGTAGATATGTGGTTAGGAAGGTTGAACTGGACGGAAGGCCTGCGCTCTTTGATGGGTATGTAGCGGTCACCTTCGGTCTCATCATAGAATGAGTACCGTAGGTGGTCGTAGAACTTACCCTCGAGCCAGAGGTCGTGCAGGAGCAGACGATAGTATCGATCGTCGGCCCAATCCGGTTTAGTCACGCCGTTGGAAAGTTCCTGAAACACTATATATCAATGGCAGTGCCACACCTTAGGGGGTAAGAGAGCAAAATCTCGGAGGTTGGTTTTCTGCGCCTGCTCCTATCAGCCGTTGAACTCATATTAGGGGGAAAAGAGAGAGAATAGGTAATTCGGAGGAAGTGACAGAGCGGCTTTTCCACATGCATGCCATTCATCCTGAGCTAGCGCGCATAGAGGACCACGTTTTGACTTGGTGTGACGTGGTGTGCCATCCCACGTATCTTGTTGTGTGTCAAGAAGTTATAGCCGCCCGAACACGAATCCCATTGGTCATCGACTGGTTCTACCTGTCCCGGCAGTAGGGTTCGGGTTAACAGTTCGCCCTCGTCGAACAGACCGTCATTCCACGGGCCCTTCACAACATACACATGACCCTGCTGTGCCCTAGATGACAAGGGTAGCATCCGCGATATCTTACTACCTGTAGGCTTGTCCGGATATACAGCGAACCCTGACAATACAGTGCGGGCATAGTTGTCGAACAGGAGCTTGCCTGCACTGCCCGGCTCTATCTCGACGACTATGGGCGTCCACCACCCGTCTTCGTTGGCCGTGGTCTGCAACAGTGTCTCGACTTCGTGTGGTGAGGCCTGGGCGCGTTTGACGTTGGCTATGATCACTAGGCCGTTACGGGTCACGCCTACTAGGCTGCCTGCGGTGTAGTCGGCCTTCTTCTTCTTCGTCGAGGCTAGGTCCCAGTATCGACATACGGATTGTAGATTCTGTGGAAATATGTCGATCATATGCTCACGGAACCAAGACCTAGGGAACAGACTGTTTTCTGAGGTGGCGTTCCAATCCCCATCACGCAATTGGGCTCGAGTGAGGGGATCGAGCTTGTTGAGCATCTCTGTATAGGCTATGGTGTCGACGAAGGTGTTTTCCCTGAGGCCCGCACGGACGAACCGGCGCTGTGGATGCCTATCAGTGATGAACCGTTTCTTCACCCACTCGTGGCCTACACCACCAGGATTGGATGCAGAGCGCATACGTAGAGGCACTTGCGCGGTGGCCAAGCGTCGAAGGCGGCTAAACAGATATGTGTACTGGGAGTCGAGGAACTGAGTGAGCTCATCGAAGCCGCAGTATTGTATCTCGGCCGACTGCCAGTTGTACTTGTCGCGGTCGGTCTCCATGTATCCGAACGATAGGGTAGAGCCTTCGGTGAAGCGCCACTTCTTCTCGGTGTCGATCCACCGTGCCGAGGTACCTTTGAGCCACTCGTGGGCGCGGTCCATTAGGGCGGAGGGCTTGGCAAGGTCGGCGTAGGTGCGCCGGAATAGGGCGGCGTTGTAACCGGGTACGTCCATGTACTGGAGGGCACCCATTAGGAGGGCGTCGCTCTTGCCACCACCAGCCTGACCGCCGTACAGTGCTTCGTCACAGTCCAGTAAGAGAAAGGCGGCTTGTTTGGCAAAGGGCGAGTGAGGGATGTACTTAGACCACTTGGGCGTGATCGAACGGAAGAGCTCTTGCAACTCTGGAGTTACAGTAGTCACCTTCTCTAACTCAGTGCCACACCAACCCCAAGACCCCACACGAGGCCAAGACCAAGCCATTCATCCTGAGAAAAGGCGGAGCTGCCCCTTCCTCTGAGATTTTGCTCTCTATTCCCCCTAAGGTGTGCCATTGTTCTGCCTTCGTAGGCAGGTGCCAATGTACTACTTACGACGAAACTTCCGCAAGTGCCTTAAACGGCGTCGTGCCGCTAGCTTCGTGCTAAAGGTACCGAGGTTTCGTCCTGTCCGGTGCGAGACTACTCGGTATCCGGATTTGACCTTCCTAATCAAATCTCATCTTGGTGCCACCGCTAGTGGCCTTCTTCGATCTCTTCTTCGACGGTGATTTCGATGGCTTTGGCTTGCTGCTCGGCTTCTTGGAGGGCATCTAGGACTCCTTTTGCGTACTCGAGACGTTGCTCAATGGGCTTCTGATCGCTGAAGTTAAAGTTGATCGTGTTATTGTTGGGTGCCGTCACCACGGAGGGCGAGCGGCCCCAACCACGATCGGCTAGGGCAGAGGCCGCGGCTATGCGGGCATTCGGCGACGCCTGTACATCAAGCATCACCTCAGCCCAAGTGCGAACTATATCGGTTTTGTGAACTCGACAGAGGTCAGAGATATCGACCTCGTCGTCCTGCTGAGCGTTGTAGGCGTTCTGAGCCGCTACACGCTGCTGGGAGACAACGGCTGTGCCGTCGGAGGGGCTAGTTGGAGAGGCTGTGAGGCCCCAGTCTTTCAATAGGTATCTCATCACCTGTCCGGAGAAGCTTTAAGGTGTAGGGGAACGCCAGTGGCTTCTGGCGCGATGAGATACCAACCCGTACACGGCAGCGAGGGCACTCGAGCCATGCACAAGGATGGAGGGAGATATCCGTGGACCTTGAGATTAACCGGGAGGGGCCGATGAGCATATGCATCACCGTACCGGGCCGGAGTAGCTTGGACAGCCTATTGTATAGGGCGTCACCATCAGTGGTGAAGGCGGTGACGGAGTGGCCGAGCCAGTGTTCGTACAAGAATCTGGCCGCTAGGTCTTCGGTGGCCTGGCGCATGTTAATGATGTCAGTTAGCCTGTATGTCATGGGCACACGTAGGCCGGACGCTGTGAATGGGATGCGAACTGCCTTTAGTTCTTGGAAATGCATTGTGGTTGTAGTTGACCGGTGTGGCAGCGCGGACAGTGTAGGCGGCTCCGAACTGCCTTCCTAGGCAGTATTATACCATGTCAGTGAGCTGTTGGCAAGGGCTTTGGATGACGTGCCTAAAGTCGTCGGTTTTCAACGGTGATGGTCGGGCAGTTTTTAGAGAGAGTACGGGGAATACATAATATATATTCATCATTATATATAGAGGGGGGTATATACAAGAAATTAATTAGAAATTGCCTGTGCAGTGAACGCTCGCGATGCCAATAGGATAACGAACGATGATAACAACAATAACGAACAACAACAAGAGAACAACAACCACCACGAGAGAAGAACATAACATGATATGTAATATAGATACTAGCGAATCACTAAACGAAATGATATATAATAAGTACATAGTAAAGAGGTATCATATGTATAGTAATAGTAATAGTGATATCTACTATATCACACGTTACAAGCTAGAATCAATGGTATGTAAGGAGTAATACATATAGTATAGTAATATAAAGTCACGTTCAATTCACGTTCAATTAACCCTAACAACGTTTTGCTTAAGGAGCAAACAATGATCTACAGTGTTAAAGTAACTCGTTTGAGCCGTACCGCAGGAACAACCTTTATCGAGATGGAATCGGAAGACCATGTGGAAATCCGAATATCTCAACCTGGTGATCGTCCTGTGAACTATGCGTTCGATGGTGAGTATATGGTAGAGATTAACCCTGCCACTTCACCTTCGTTACGGTTGATCGAAACGAAGTAATTAGGAGGTTCTTATGGAAATGGTTTGTCGTGATCTGAAACCGGTCGACCTTCTGGTCGAATCGGAAGATCAAGGAACACTCTATTGGAGTGCCATCCTTGAGCTGATCTTCGATGGAGATAGCTTTCGTAAGTTCTGGAGGATAAAATCTCCAGATGGAAAGGTTCTCGACGAGTTCTCAGAAGGAACGAAGGAGACACTGATCCTCAAGGCCTTCTGGAGGAAGTATCTGTAACGTTTAAACGGCGTTGGGTAACAGCGACGCGGCAACAGAATATCTGTTACAAACGAACGTCATCAGGAGATGTTCATGCAGGACATTTACTTGGTGGTCTATGGCGAGATGCACGAAGGACACGAAGTCCTTTGTGCTTTCACCTCTCGTCAGAAGGCTATCGAGGCTGCAGAACGCTTCGTGGCGTGGTCTAACTGCGTACCCACTGGTTACGATGACAGTGATGCGTACTACCAACAGGTTTCCGAAACCTGTTGGGAAAGCGGTTGCGACTACGTTGCGATACACGTTCGGCCCTTGGTAGAGTAGACCGCTGAGGTTCTGTCTAGCAAACGGCGTCAGGTAACAGTGACGTGGCAACAGAATATCTGTTACAAACATCCTAACATCGAGGTAACTCAATGTTTGAATCAATTGCGATTCATTGCGTAGCCGTCTACTACTACGGTAGTAGCGCCATACGTACCTTCGTAACCTTCTACTGCGGGTGCAAGCTCGTAGTGGAGGAACGCTACTGGATTCATAACTGTCGGATACACGAGGTATGACCTCGTTCCCGACCTTAACCGTACCAGCACCAGCTTGGTACAAAGGAGGCCCTAACTATGAAGGGCAGATGTCCACATTGCCATCGTGAAGGATGGCTCACGTGGTGTTACAACCACAAACGTTGGGAATGCAGCGTGTGCTTCAGAGCGTTGCATCTCCTCACAAGGCACTGGTATACTAAGGAGGTAAACCGTGCATCCAGATAACCGTGATGCGTTCCATTGGGTCTATCCGTCCTATACCAGGACGGATCAGATCAAGGATAGGATCGAGTTCCTGAGATTCCAGAACGGGATCTTACAACGGGACATCGATCACAACGTCGAAGAACTCCATCAGCTCCAGGAAGAGCTGTGGACGAAAGGCAGGAGGAAAAGTGAGACACTTTGAACTCACGATCGTGGACATCGCTGGTAACGTGTACCATCACGTGACAGCGGCTTTGCGGGCAAGCCAAGCTCGTAACTCCGTAAACGGTATCCTCAAACGGGGATACAAGATCATTCAGATCAAGGAGGTCTGAAGTGAAGCTACTAAAGGTCCAACAGGACCAGATCCGTCAGGGTCTGTCCGATCTGAAGCAGCTCTCGTGGGAGCTGAGGTGGAGGAAGGGAGAGATCGACAGAGAGCAGCTGAGCATGGATATGGACAACGCTCGCCACAAGATAGAAACCATCTTGGTGGCGACCAAACTGATCGAAAGGATATAGGAGGTCTGAGTATGGACAAACGATGCCTGCATCGTATAGCACGTGCGTTGATCAAGAACGCACGTAAGGAGATCCTGTTCGGTGATGCCGAAGACATCATCGCCTGGATCAACGGAGCTGATGCTCCCTGGCCGTTCGAGGAGACCTGCGAAATGGCAGGTCGTAAGCCCTCCGCGGTGAAGGAGGAGATCGAACTCCGCTACAAAGTCCGTCAGAGCGCTAAGCTTTGACCTAACCGTGGGATGCGCATACGATATCACGCACAAAGAAGGTAAACAATGAGCGATATCGACAACACCAACAACAACGGTTCAACTCCTACTAACAGCGACGATATGTCGCACGTGAGCGTTATGGATACTAAACAGCTCGAACAGTTCAACGAGACCGCATCGCGAGTGGCACTGAGCATGGGCTTCAAGCTGAAGGAGCCGTTCACCGTCTCCTCCGTCCTGTCTCTGGCACTCGAGGGTCTCAAACAGAAACTTTACCGTAAGGCCTACAACAAGAAGAAGGCCAACAAGGTGAAGGTTCTGGAGGCGAAGGTGGCCGCTCTGATGAAGGAGCGGGCTGCCGCGATGGGTGATGAGGATGAGGATGAGGACGACGGTCTGGAATCGTCTGACGAATAACGTTCTCAACTTGGCCTCTTAACTCCGTAACAGGAGTGACTACGGCTCCAGCGCCTTCGGGAAGAGCGGAACGTAGTCACTCCAAAAGGTCGTTATGTTTATAAAGACAAGCAGTGGTTGGCGTGAGTTCTCTACCTTTGCTCCTAACAGCGTAGCAGCAGTACGTCTGTCCGAGTACCCTCACTGCAACGCTCCGGCTCCTATCGCTAAGGTATACGAGAAGTTCGTACCGGAGTTGAAACAGAACCCGGCTACGACGATTCACCTCGTACATCCGAGTGAGGCAGAGGATCTGAAAGCCAACCGTCTCGCGGTCGCGAAGTACCTACAGAGGAGCTTCCCGATCACCTATGACGATCACTTCCAGTGGATGAAGGACGGTAAGCTGAAGGTGGTCTACATGTTCCAGAACGAGGAAGAGACGTACAAGGAAATGATTAACAGTCGTGGAGATGTGCGTTACTTCGAAGTGATCTAAACTCCGTAACCGGTGGGCTGCGCATACCTTACCACGCAGAAGGATGTTATGAAACTATCAGATTCATCCAAACCTATTTACCTCCACACAATCGAGGACCAACTCCGAGAGGCCGCTAAGGAACTCTACAACATCGAGCGTATAGCTCGAGAGCGTAGAACGATGCTCCTCAAGGCTGCCTGGTGTATCTGCAACGCCAAGTCAACAGACGAGGACATCCTCGCCAGGCTCGACTACGCCGAAAAGCGTAGAGCAGAGAAGGAAGAGGAGAAGTACCAAAAGCGAGCTCAGCAGCTCCGGGAAGCCGTAGAGAGACTCGGCAATAAAGTAGGTAAGGAGGTCACTGAGTGACGTGAAACGTGTGTGGGTCGTTGTAACCTCGGACGATAAGTTCGAGACTAAGCTTGAGGATGTAGCGCCGATCCTCAAAGGCTTGAGTAAGATAGCGGCGCGTAAACAGCCACGTGTGAAACGTAAGTACACACGGAGGAAGGTGAAATGAGCAGGGATCTCAATAAACAACCCCTGTATCGTAAACCGAGGCATCCGAAAGATCGGAATCCTCAGTCTCACAAGCAATGGGTGACCATTGTGGGCGAGCCGGATCACTGCGTGAACTGTGACAGAACGGCTGATGTCACGCGGTGGAAGGAGTTCGCCAACGTCCCAATCTGTAAGGATTGCAAGAAAGGGATGATGGAAGGAACGATCCATCCGTTCAGGTTGGCGAGAGACGAGAAGCCGGTAGAACCGTTGGACACCGAGAAAACGGTGAGGTCCAAGGACGCCAGGCTGTCTCGCGAGCTCGCTAACGCCAGATGGATCAAATGCCGATGCGGAGCGGAGTTCAAAAAGAATCCGTTCAGGTCTGAGGATCCTCCTGCATTCACGAAGTTCGTGGAGCACGCCCGGTTCCCAGGCGATGAGCATCAGGCTGAGGACTGGTCCGACCGTGATCCTAACGGTGATGCAGCAATGGAGTCCCGACTCGAGGCCAAGATCCAATGGCTCGAGGCGGAGATCGAGAAACTGAAGAAGGGTAAGAAGTGAGCTCCCACTTCCTTTGAACTAGTTGTCCATAGCTAGTGCCTTCTTCCTAGGAGTGTAGTATGATCTACATTAGAGCACCGCCATAGGCGTCTCCACCGCATTGGGCGCAGGGCCCTCGAACCTGCCCAGGAGTCTGGGGGTATAGGCCCGCCCGTGCTGATCCCACTGTCAGTGAACCTTGCCATGATCTCCCGTCCCTTGATTTTTCAAATTCGTTGTGGTACAATATCAGTATCAAAACAGCGCGAAAGAACTATATCACACTATCGCGCCGGAGGTACTGCATTGGATATCAACACTTTCAACGAATTCGCCCGCAACAAGTACCGCGCCAAAGGTCTGCTCGACAAGTTCGAGCGGATCGGTGAGCGGGAAGTGTGGGACCTGGCCCTTGACGCAGTGGAGCAGAAGATCTACCGCATCAAGTACAACCAGAAGAAGGCCGGCCGGGTTAAGGAGCTGGAGGCCATGGTCGAGGCCCTGATGATGGAGAAGGCCGCTGCCGCGGAAGCCGCGGAGACGCCCGAATCCGAGCCGGTGACCGAGACCGAGACCGCGACCGAGAGCGTTTGACAACGAGCGGAGCGGGTGCGGATATACACTGCCGCACCCCTCTGCCCTAACCCTGACACGGAGGTGTCATGAAGATAGAAACCACGCTCAAACACAGCCGCTCCACCAAGCGGAAGGATGTGTACATCGACGAGAACCCTGACGCTCCCATCCCCAACATCTACGTGCCCAAGGGCATGTTCGGGCCGGAGATCGAGGTAATCGTCCAGGACAAGACGCCGAAGCCGGCGTAACACTGCGGTGTGGCACTGCCAATATATACAAGGGCAGTGCCACACCCGACACCTTCGACTTTATTGAAAAGGTCCGACCTAAATTCTAAGGAGACGCAGTTTCAAACAGGGTAGGGATGCGTGTCAGGGTTGGTATATATATTATTATATATATATATAATGTATATATCTCTAGGTCATGAATCATCCTGATCGTACTGGCCCAATCCTCCTCACCCTTGCGCATGTCTGAACCTCTGTCTACTTAGAATTTAGGTCGGACCTTTTCAATAAGGTCGAAGCACACCATGCCGTCTGTACTGGCTGTAGGTCGCCTTTGAGCACTTTGTCCATTAGTAGAGCTTTCGCTGCTCAACTATGGTATAATAGTCGCATTCGGAGGAGAGACTATGGCTAGGAAGATAACGGTACGGTGCCCCAATGGCGTGGAGATCACTGACGATGTTCACACGCTGTGGGAGTTCATGATACAAAACAACATCACGGAGTATAGGATCATCTGGGGACTCAACCCTAGCATTGACCCAGCGGACTTTCCACTGATCGTGCAGGACTTTAAGCACGCCGCCTACCAAGGGCTCCCTCCGCCCTATGCGGATCACGATTACCTCCCTCACGGCGTGATCATATCTCCAGTCATGGTGAAGCCTGACGACCGCGAAAGCCGTAAGTTCGAGTGGAGCCCTGCCCACAAGTCTCCGTCACAACCCGTAGGCAGGCCGACCAGGCGTGCAAACCCGTTCGGTCCCGGCCCGGCTCCGGGCGTCTGGGAGAAATACATCGAGGAAAAGCTTGCCAACCCCACGCCCGAGGAGAAGGCACAGCTGGACGAGTGGTTACGGAAGACGGAAGCACGTGCCAAGGAGATCCTGGCGGAGGACGAGGCCAAAGGTCCGCCCCTAGAGGAGGGCCTGCACTGCCCTAAGTGTGGCTTCGAGGTTTGGAACCCCAAATCGG